TTACTGAATCTTCGGTGTTATATCTTGAGAATGACATATGTTAAATTAGATTGTTGATACTTTTTGAATATTAAGAGGAATAGTAACTCTTGCACCACTATCTCTACCAATTACTGTAATTGTAGTTACTAATGATGTTAAATTAGAACCAAATAATGTATTGATTGTTGTACCTGTAACTGTGAATGAAGTACCAATTTGAGTTACTGATAATACAGTTCCTGTAGTTGTATTTAATCCTGCAGGAGGTGTTGTTGAAGTAATACCTGTACCACTGAATGAAGATACTAAACGAGAATCAGCGATTGTAGCTGTATAGCCATTTGCTTCAAATGTACTTGTAGCACCTAAGTAATTAAGTGTTTGTGGAGTAATTGTTAATGAAGCACCTTGGCGTAGTGTAATGCTATTATAGCCTAAGTTAATAACTGGTAGTTTAGAAGTACCACGAGGTAAAGTTACTAATTTGTAACGCATGATTTGTGATTCGTTAGGGAAAGCTTCTAACACAGGAGTGTTTTCAATTGCTTCACCATAGAATGCAGATCCTGATGGGTGGTTAGGATTATATAAAGTATAATCGATCTCGTCATCAGCTAATGCGAATTGAGTAATTTGAAATGAACCGTCGTTACGAGCCAATAATTCGCGGCCCTTCGTGGTTAATATTGCATCTACAGTTACTGTTGTAGGATTTAAAATTGCCATAATTCTTTATGTTGTATATACTAATAAATATGTTAAATTAAAATTTTATTATTAGGGACTATTAAGGAAAAGTTCCACCTTGAATATCATTAATTATTGGTTGGTCTCCAAGTATTTTTTGCTTTACTTCTTTAGTTATTACATCAATATTGTTCAATACGGTTTGACTTATATTTTCAGGTATTAAGAAGCCGTTTGATGATTTACCTTCACGTTTAGTAAAGTTTAATATAACGTTAGTTTCATCTTTTCTTCTTGATAATAATAAGAATCTTTTATAAGTACCATTGTTTAAGTTAGTTATTGCTGTTGCAGATAAATCATTATTAATATATAATGATAGTTGATTTGTTGATGGATTAACACTAACTTTACTAATAGTATATTCTAAAATACTATTATCTGATAAGTATAAAATAACCATATCATTTTCTTTAGGGTCAAATGTATAGTCTACATCACCGTAATCACCATATAAACTACTTCGAGAACCTGAAGCAGGGTTTGGTGTAAAAATATATCCTCTATTATAAAAACTAGATACTGCAGAAGTAAAAGTAATAGAAGATGTGGTTGCTGTACTTATAAATGGACAATTAATAGCTGAGTATCCGGTACTTAGTGCTAAGGACCCAATAGATAAGTTACCAGTATTAAGAAATGCTGTGTAATTAACAGGATCACTTATACTTTGTAATTTTAATTGAAAAGTTAATTTATCTCCATTTGTAAGAGAAACATAATTAGAATTACTATTTCCTCTATCAATATTAAAACTTAAATTTTGAGTAGTACTACCAGGAATAGTATAGGTATTACAATTTGAAGTAGTTGATATAGTAAGTGCTCCTGGATCTGCAGGATCACCATTACTTTCTTTAAATGTAATAGGTGGTGTTCTAGAACATATGATTACAGGTGAGGTACTAGTTAAACGGGATGTTTGAGGAGTTCCATCAGCACATAAAGTCCAATTAACTGTATAAACCTCTCCATCATTTGGGTCAGAAGTTGAAATAGTATATCCAGTACAATTTCCTGTTTGATTTCCAAAATATACTTGTTGGGTAGAACTAGCCTCAAGAGTACCATTTTTATACATCTCTAGACTCCAAGTAGCATAACTAGTAGAAGCCATAGTAATAGTCATACCCATAGAAGCATTTACTCTATATTGTCCTGTTTCTTGAGCTGAATATGTTGGGGGGCTATTTAATGCTCCTGGTTTAAAGTAGGTTGATGGGGTATCTATTGGGTAGTTAAATATATTAACAATAGCATTTGTTCCTCCAATACCGGCACTCATTGTTACTGGATATCCTAATGGTGTGCTTCCGCTTACATAATAAGATGAACTTAAATTTTGAGCTGTAGCTAAGAAAGCAGATATATTTCCTTGATTTTGAAATGAAATACTATTAGTACCACCACCACTACAAGATGGGAAATATAATAATGGAGAATAAGTATACCCACTATCAAATATTATTTTTTCGCCATCTGTAGTTTTTTGATTAGAGTATAACTGATTATTAAATTGGGATACGCTTCCTGTATTTCCAGCTATAAATGTATTTTGAACTTCTTCCCAATGTGTATTACGAAGATTAAGTTCAGTTAAATTACCATCTATATCTACTAAATACTTTAATACAGCATCATTACGTTTAGGTAAAAATTTGTTAGGTGTTATTTCAGAGAATAAACCTAATTTACTTACATTTTTATCTATTGTAGCTGTTTTACCAAATGAAATGTCTCCAGGAGTATATATATTGTATTTTTCACTGGATAATTTGGTACCTTCATAACGTGATAGTTGGTGAGATTTTAAAGACTCATATGAATCTTGTAACTCAGCTTTAGTAAGAATACTTTGAGTTGTACCAGGAATAAATTGTATATCTTCTCTAACACGTGATGTTAAACTTTTAGAGACGTTATTCAACATTACGTTATAATCAGAATGAGCAAATTTATTTAAGTCAATACTTTCTGAGATAGGGTGTTGGGCATTCCAAACATCTATATTTGATAAATAAGGATTAACATTTCCACTTACAAAATAACTATGAACATTAATTTTACTTCCTGTTAAATTACCATCATAATAAGCTACTTTATTATTATAATTAATTCCTTCATAAAGATCTGTATATTCAGTTTGAATAGAAGGACCATTAATAGTACCATCCTCTACCTCAATTTCAGAGGTAGAAGATGGATTTGCAAAAACCCATTTATTCCTCTCTAAAACAGGAGAACTAATAGTAATACCTGTTGATAAATTTGCTCTTGCAGGAACATAATCTTTCAACATTTTAAATAATGAATTATCAAAAAACTGAATTAAACGAATGAAGCTGTTGTAGTCAGTTGCTCCAATTGATCCACTAGCAGAAGAACCAGTATATGGTACTATTGAAGATGTTAATGGAGAATAATAAGTATCTTTTTCAGTAACAAGTGTTGGGTAAGAATTGTTGTATTGGTTTCTAGGATCACCAATAAAATCATCTAAACTCCATGTTGCTGATACAGCTGCTATAGAAGAAGAAGCAAATATATCAATTTTTTCTTGAGGTGAAAATGATATATCTACATAATGTAAATCGTTTGTTCTAAATTGTGTAGAAGCAGTTGGTTGTTGCTGTAGGCTAATAAAAGGAGATAATACACTTCCAGTTACTATACTACTAGATATAATTCTAATTTTATCATTATTGAATTCATCTAATAATCCAGATTTAATATCACCACCATATTCTTTTATTTGTAATACACTACCAGTAATACCAAAAGTTGATACTAATGTTTGTAAACCATAAGCTGTACCTTTTGTTTTTAATAATAATGGTAAGTTATGATAAATTCTTTTGTACGATTCAGCAAGTAAATCTTTACGTGGTATTGCATTTAAGTAAGAACCAGTATATGTAAAGTTATTATCCCAATTAGAACTACCACTAGCACCAACTAAGAAATTAGTATTGTCTGAATTGCCGTATTGGTTATATAATTTGACTCCCAATGATTGTAACACATAATATACTAAATCCTTAGAAACGCCTTTTTCTAGGTTGTTATTTGCTAAATTAATATCAGTTACTGCTTGTAAGAAAATCCAAATGTTATCAAAATAATGACCAACCATATTGAGGAAAGTAATATATGGATCATTATCTTCATCATCTTTAATAAATGAAGGAAGGGTAAATACTAAATTATTTTGATTAATATCATCATAAGATTCAGCGCTACCCGTAAGTGTATTATACCAAGTTTGAGCAGAAGCTGTGGTTGCTAAGGCATAAGGAATTGTTGTTGTGGTTTTAGGCCATGAATATGAACTTGATTCAAAATATAAATAATATTCATATCCATCAAATCCAGATATAATGTTATTAATACTAGATGTTGCTAAATTTGATTCAGCAATCATATTAGGGAATACAGATGAAGATAAAGCATATTTAGCTATATTAGTTTTATAATCTTCTATTTGTTTTACCTTACCATAAAAATTAATAACTCTCTGTTTAGCTGAGCTAAAAAATATAAAATTTGTAAAATCAGTATAATCTACATTTATATCAATACTTTGAGAAGTAATTAAGCTTAATAATTGTTGGTATGAAGAGGTAGATACGTTTTGTACACTATTAACTAAACTAGTATATGTTTGATATGATGTAGCAACGTTATTTTGATTTGGAATATCAATATTAAAATTAGGTCCTCTTAGTTTAGGACCAGGAGATGGTGTTATTAATGTATCTAGATTAATATCAAAGATATATGGGGTTACTTTTTCTTTAACTACCCATAGTGTACTTTTTTCTTGAATATTTTCTGGAAGTGGTTGGTATAATTTAAATAATATTTCGTATCCACTTTCAACTTTATTTAGAGCAACGTTTACAACTACTGCCTGAATATTATTACTAAAATTTAAAAGATAATCTACAAAATAAGGAGAATTAGTATATTCATTTATAAGCTCTAAAGATCCACTTTCAATTTGTTCATTAGTTAAAATAGTAGACCCTACCCTTAATTCAGTTCTATCTGCTGATATTTCTTTTAAAAATAACTCAGCATTAGGATTTGATATTTTATTGGTAAATAAATTATATTGAACTTTAAATTCGCCTGATGTGTATCCTAAATTTTGTAAATCTTTAACAGGATCAATTTCGATAATAGGTAATCCCTTATTAGCAGGATTAACATATGATGTGTTTGGTGACTTAAAATCTCTATAAGTATAGTTTGTATTTAAAGTATTATTAGCAGCATCATAAACAAAATACTCAATATAATCATTAATTAAACCAAAATCTTCTTGAAGTGTTTGGGAGGCAAGCAAATTAACATCAGCAGCATCATAACGAGATACTTGTTGTTCGCTTACTATATTACCTACTATTTTAATATTATCTGCCATTATCTCTTAGTCAATTCGTTTATTGTTTGTTGTGATTCAAGTACTTGTTGTCTCAATGATGTAATTTCATTTAATAATGCTTGTATATCATCTTGGCTAATACTAACACCTAAGTAATCAGCTTCACGTTGTAAAATATATCTATGAGAATTAGTATCTCCTTCTTTAGGAATTTGATAAAATAAATCTTCATATAGTTGAAAGAAATCATCTACTGTAAAAGTATTAGTTTCTTCTACAGTTTGATTTAGTAATTGGTTAAATTGAGTATTAATTACTCTACCAAAACTATCTTTATTAAATACAGTTTTCTGTACTGGTATTTGAGACATTATCTTACAACTTTAAAAATGTAATCTTTATCATTTACTATTACTTCTTTAGTTGGGAGTATAGTTTTAATAAGTAATTTGTAGTAACGTTCAGGTTCTAATCCGTTCATGTAAACATCAAAATAATTACTATTACTATCACAACTAATTTTAGTATATGATGTGTCGTAATCTACGACCATTTCTTCAGTATCCAAATCTTTTATTGCCCAATATGAAGAAGTAGGTAAAGCATATGTGTTACCATAGCTTAATATAGTTCTAAATGCTGTTGGGACA